CCCTGTACTATTTTGTTGCATATCTCCTCTACAAGAAGGGCATCTTTTAGCTGATGATCTAGGTATTGCAACATGCTTTAATAGAACCTTGCACCCAGCACAATGAGAGTATAGCTCTGCATCTCTTTTAACTTGCTCTCTACTTCTTCTTATGGTCTTAAATATTCTTTCCTTTTTAGCCATCTTAAATCCATTTTTTATATTTTAATTGATCTTATGTTAGCAGACATACTACGCCAAGCCTCAATCTTAGCTTCAGCAGCAATTCTAAGAAATCTTTGCTTTTCATCTCTTTCTATAGCTGATCTTAGTGAATCTAAATGTGATATGTATACAGGACTTGCATAGGCTTCCCTCTCTTGTGCAGAAATAGGCAAGTCAAGATTGTCTTTCATTAACAATGCTTTTAAGGATTTTCTATATTCAGTTAAATATATTCTTTCAGCTTTATATTTTGCAGCTTTTTCTGCTGTATTTATTAAGAAATCAACTGCTTTTTCTACATCTTCATCTGTTATTCGTTTATCCATCATTTAAATCTTTCTTTATTATAGGGTGATATACTCCACCAATACTGAGCTTTTTCTCTACCAAAATCTTCTGACAATGTAAAATTAACCCAAAAGCTATCTTCATCCCCATTGCTGTCATGTAGTTTTGCGTGGTGGTGATAACATAAGGGAACTGCATTATTGTCTGATGCTTTCATACCCATGCCTCTTTTACCTACATATGGCTTTAAAAGGTGGTGAGCTTGGACATTGCCATTACACCAATCCATACTAATTGGTGTAAGGCAACATTGTTGAGATGCTACAAACATTAAATGTTTTTTGTTTTTAACTTTCTTTGACTTTGGAATAAGCATTTTAATGTCCTGATCTTGGTGCACAAGTTATATCTGCTACCATAGGTATAGGTTTTTGATTTATATACCTTTTACTAAAGAATAAAATTGGTCGCAGATTTGCACTTTTACAATCTTCAATGGCGTTAATAACTTCTTGCCTATGCATCAAGTGCTCCTCTTTTTCTACAATTATATTTGTATTAGGTCTTGAACTACAAGCACCTAACAATAAAATTAATAATATACTAAAATGGTATTTCATCATCTAAATCCTCTCCTAATACATCTCTCTCACTATCCAATGGCTTTTCATTAGATGAGTTGTTTGCGTTTTGATCGTGGCTTGTAAATTCTCTAGTTTTTAAACTTGTGTAAGAATTACCAGCTTCTGATGTTTCTTTCCAAGCAGATATTGTCATAGCACCTTGATCCATAACTTTATTTACAACACCTTTAGCATCTGGTGATTTATCTCCTTGCTTATCACCATTAGCCTTGAGTGTTCCTATGGCTCTGTAAAGCTCCACCATAGGTTGCCCTTCTTTATTGTTACGCTTAACACCTATAATTCTATGTTCCTCACCATCAATGTTTAGCTTTCCTTGTTGTATGATTTGCCAATCATCTGAATTTTTATATAAAATCCCTGAGTTTGTGTTGTCTCTTTGCATCTTTATTCTCCTTTAATAAATTTAATTTGTTCATCACACTTTTTAATCATAGCGTTTGATGATCTACTATGTTCTTTTGGTAATTCCTTTGCCCAAGAGACTACATCTTGCAAATGAATTATAGATACAGAACACCAAGCGTGATGCTCTTTCATTTGATGTGCGTTTAAGTTTGACAAATAATTAGTAAAGCTAGTCCATGTACTTGTTGAATTACCATTTTTATCAAAGCCAACATATTTTCTGCTAGGTAGCGTTGCCTTTGGTTTAGGATCAATGTCTTTAGCTCCTTCACCAATACGACCTGATGCTGCATTTCCATCATCTTCAAAGTCAGCTTCTAAGTTTAACATGGCTTGAATTTGATAACGTCTAAGATAAGTAATAGCACTTCCTACATCTTGGCTTTTGGCAGTTTGATTGCCTAAAGTAGTAGCAGATAATATATATTGACTAGATGCTAAGTGAGTTATTGTAGTTGTTATTATATTCTCAATACCATTATTGGCTTCTAATATTCTGACTTGATACACAACAGACAACTTGTATTTATGCAACGCTGGCATACAAGCATCAAAGATATTATCTAGTGTGCTATAAAGATGTGGATCACCTTTTTTGTTTTTAAAGAAATTGTTAACGCCACTCTTCTCTAAAGGAAGAAATTCTAGTCTGGCATCTTCAATAGCTTGACACACTAGATTAGTTTGTTCTGATTGATAATTCATTATTTGTTACTCCAAATTTTACTTGCTTGTTGTTTCATATCTTCTGACCACATCCAACTATCGTAATTAGGATGATGCATGGATGCTAATTCAAAAGGATCATCACTAATACTTAGGAATTTCTGTAATCCAAAAGCCACATTGATAACTTCATTAAGGCGTTGTTCTACGTTTTGTACTTTAAAAGAAACTGCTTCTTTTTTAGTAACATAGTCACACCATAATTCTTTATCAGGGAACGCTTTTGAGTAAACTGCTAATTGTCTTTGATGAGCATTAGAAAATTTAGATGGTCTAATGCCTGTAGTCTTTAAGTCTCTTATTGAATCTTTATACACAAAGTCTATGAAACCAAGAAAAGGTATAGGTAAGTCTTCATGTAAAGAATAATATATTTTATGCTGATATAGCTCTGGTGTACCAAAGTCTGCATACGTTTCTATAGCTACGTTGTAGTAGGCTTCTAAAGCCTTTCTTTCTTTTATTAACTTATCATTATCGTTAGGAATGTTATGTTCTATACACTCTTTATCAAAAGAACCATACAAGAACTCATCAATAGCTTTTTGTGGAAAGTCTTTATTAGATAGTTTTTTCTCTAGGGCGTGTTCTACTGCACTACCTCTAAAAGCACCAACACCATAAGAACCCTTCATGCCACATAAATATGTGCCTATAAATAATGCTGGATCATTTATCCACAAATTAATTTTACTTGGTGATAAGTGCTCTATCCCATGCACTTTAAATGGATTATTACTTTTCATCTTAATCTCCTTATTCGTTATTTGTTATTTGTTATTTGTTAGCGTGAGTTATATACTTGACCATCTTCACTTCCTATGAATACTGAGAAACATTTAAGTACATCGTAGGTGGTTCATAACTCACTTTCATTGTTGTACTCCCATTATAAATGTTTGTCAAACCCTTTAATAAAGTTTTTTTAGTTTACATTAAGTTTATTTTGTTTTAGTGTGATTTTTTTAATGGAGAACAAAATGCAGTTAAAAGATTGGATAAGAAGGAATGGCTATAACTATAGGTCATTTGCTGAAGAGATTGGCGTTTCTTTTAGGAATGTTGAGAAATGGAGTAGAGGTGAGACTTTGCCACGATTTAATACAGCTAAGATTATATTTGACTTTACAAATAATGAGGTGACAGGACATGACTTTTACGAAAAACAAATTCAACGCCATCAAGCAAACTTATAAAGGTGAAGTTTTTGATAGTAAGAGAGAGTTAAAGAGATTTGTTGAGTTAGAGCATTTGCTTAGACTTGGTGAAATATCTAATTTAGAATTGCACCCACGTTATGATCTAATGGTTAATGGTGTAAAGATTGGAAGATACACAGCAGACTTTAGATACAATAAAGGCGAAGAAGTTGTAGTAGAGGATGTAAAGTCAAAGGTTACAAAGACAAGGGATTATGTGCTTAGAAAGAAAATCTTAGCAACATATGATCCACCAATAATAATAACAGAGATTTATAGCTAGGGGAGCATATATGTCATGGTCAGCTTTAAAATGGGCATCAGAAGTTAAGGTAGGTAATAGCACAGATAAGTTAATATTAATTATCTTAGCTAACTTTACAGATGCAGAAGACACTTGTTACCCATCACATAGGAAGATAGCAGAGCTATGTGAATGTAGTACAGATACAGTTATAAGATCACTTAAACGATTGAAAGAATTGAATTTTATTAATGTTGAGAAAAGATTTCAGCTTACGCAAAATAACAATCACAGACAGACAAGTAACATCTATAAGTTAAATATAGATACCCACTCGCAAATTGCTACCCCATCCCCCATGCAAATTGCAACACCAATAACCTACCATATTAAAAAAGATTATAGTAAGGAGTTTGAGTTCTTTTGGAAAGAATATCCAAATAGACCTAATGATAATAAATATGGAGCATCACAAAAATTTATTATAGTTATGAAAAGTAAAGAAATAACTTTTGAAGATTTAATGAATAAGACAAAGTGGTTTGCTAAATCTCAAATGGGGAAAGATGAAAAATTTATTCCTCACGCTAGAACTTGGCTATCACAAAAAAGATATAGTGATGTAGGAAAGCCTACATTAAAGAAAACAAACTTAAACTTATTAGCAGGATAAAAAAAATGATTAACAAAAACGAACAATCAATTATAGAAAAAGCAAGAGATCAAGGCATCCACTTAACAAATTATAGTCAGGGAGACTACAGAGTTAAGTGCCCTGAGTGTTCACAAAGTCGTAGAAAGAAACATGAGAATTGTTTATCAGTCACAGTAGCATCTGATTCTATCTTATGGATGTGCCACCATTGTGATTGGACTGGAGGGGTTAAAGAAGGTTCTAGCTTCCAACGTGCCTACACTCCAACTCCCATAGCTCAAGCAACTCCTATCGTGCCTATACTATCAAGTGCCAATCACAAATTATCAGAAGGTTCTTTAGCTTGGTTATTTAATAGAAAAATATCAAGGGCAACTGCTGAAACATTTAAGTTGTTTACTAAAGATCAAAGGTTATGTTTCCCATATTATTTACATGGAGATATTGTAAATATAAAAAGTAGGACAAAAGACAAGAAGTTTCTGCAAGAGAAAAATGCAACTAAGTGCTTGTATAATATAGATATGCTTAAAAAAAATTGGGAAAAAGTTGCTACTAAGTCAGTCATATTTGTAGAAGGTGAGATGGATGTGTTGGCTTTATATGAAGCAGGTTTTAAAAATGTAGTTAGTTTACCAGATGGAGCACCTCAAACAGCAAAATTTAAATCTGATGATAAAAGGTTTATGGCGTTTGAACATTCTAAATGGATTTTTGAAGCTGACGAAGTAATTGTAGCTACAGATGCTGATGAAAATGGCAAGGCTTTGAGGTTGGAGATTATTCATAGATTTGGTAAAGACATTTGTAAAGTTGTCAATTTCCCTAATATGGATGGCATACAATGCAAAGATGCTAATGAGTGCCTTATGCATGATGGTATTACAGTTTTACAAGAATGTATACAATATGCAGAAGAATTTCCAGTAGAGGGATTACATGGTGTAAAAGAATACCATGATAGTGTGCAGAACATTTACGATGGGAATGAGCAGAAAGCGTTTAGCACAGGGTTCAAAGAGTTAGATAAAATCTATAAGGTTATGCCAAGCACTTTCAATCTTATAACTGGTATTCCCAATCATGGGAAAAGTAATTTTTTAGATCAGATACTTTTAAATTTAGCAGAGAATGAGAATTGGAACTTTGCAGTCTTTAGTCCAGAGCACTCAACACCTAATCACATTAGAAGATTGCTAGAGAAGAGATGCAGAAAGCCATTTGATATTGGATTACACGCTAGACTAACTCAAGAAGAATTAAATAGTGGCGTAGAGTTCTTAGACAATCACTTTAGATTTATTGAGAATACAGAAGAAATCCCAGACATAGAGTTTATACTGAGTAAAGCTAAAGTTGCTAAACAAAGGTTTGGTATCAAAGGTTTAGTTATTGATCCATTCAATCAGATAAGTCCTAATCGTGATTATGCTAAAAGAGAAGATGAACACATTAGAGATATCATAGCTAAGTGTCAGCAGTTTGCTAGAAACCATGAGATAGTTGTGTGGATGGTTGCTCACCCACATAAGCTACAGAGAAATGATAGTGGCGTAGTTCCACCACCTGATCTTTATCAAGTAAGTGGATCAGCACATTGGGCAAACATGAGTGATGCAGCTATAGTTGTGCATAGAGACTTTGAAGACAATTCAACTAAGATCATTACAAGAAAGATTAGAGAGCAAGGTCTTTATGGACAGATAGGTCAGACGTTCTTTACATTTGATAATGCAACTAAGGTCTATAAAGAAGTGGTTGAAAAGCCAGAAGAATATGATTATTCTAATTATGGGGGTTAAGAATGACATTAGAAGAACAAAAAATCTTAGACCAAAAGTATGAAGATTTAATGTACATAGTCAAAGAAAAAGATTTATCTTTATATAAACGACTAAGAGCAAATGAACAATTTGGATTTCAAAAAGATTTAACAGTTGTTGAAAATAATGACAAACAATTAGAAATGGTTTTATAAATGTTATTATGTGAAGGAGATTTTGAAGATGCGTTTATAGGATTTGCAGATAGACCTAGTTTACCAAGACTTGCTATTTACGATAAAAATAAATGTATAGAGATTTTAATTAAACAAGGTATGACAAATCAAGATGCAATAGACTATTTTATGTTTTACGAAGAAGATAGTTGGGTTGGTGAAGGAGATGAGATACCATTATTTTTAAATAAAATGAGCTTCAAAGATTATTTAGAATTATATGAATATAAGGGTTATACAAATGACAACAAAAAAGAAACCAAGTAAAGGGGTTGGTAGACCTAAGTTTGTAGTTACAAAAGATATGTGTGTTAAGGCTGAAAGGTATGCCTCACAAGGATTAACGCAAGAACAGATAGCTTTAGCTCTAGGAATAGGTCAGTCTACTTTGTATGATAAGCAGAATGAATTTGTAGAGTTTGGGGAGGCTATAAAAAGAGGAAAGGGAAAAGGTATCCAAGCAGTCACTAATGTTTTGTACAATAAAGCTCTAGAGGGCGATAATACTGCAATGATCTTTTACCTCAAGAACAGGGCTGGATGGCAAGATAAGATTGAGAAGGAAACAATTGTTGAACAAAGACAAATAATTGATTTAACTAGGATAAATGATGACGAACTTACTAAACTTAAACAAGTCCTTACCAGAGCTATTACACCAAGTGGAAATAGAGGAGATGAAGAGGTCATTGAAGGTTTTCACAAAACAATCTTGGCAAGCGATTGAACCCGGTAGAGACTTCTATGACAATTGGCATTTAGATGCAATCTCTGAACATCTACAAGCAGTAGTTGAAGGCGATATAAAAAGGCTTATTATAAACATACCACCAAGACACATGAAATCTATTAGTGTGGCTGTAGCATTACCAGCTTGGACTTGGACAATACAACCAGAGAAAAGGTTTCTGTTTGCAAGTTATGCAGGATCATTATCTATAAGGGATAGTGTAAAGTGTAGAAGATTAATTGACAGTCAATGGTATAAAAGATATTTTGGAGATACATTTTCATTAACCTCTGATCAAAATCAAAAGCAAAGATTTGAGAATGACAAGACAGGTCAGAGGATTGCAACGTCAGTAGATGGAGCATTAACTGGTGAAGGTGGTGACATAATTGTTATTGATGATCCACACAACGTAAGAGAAGCTGAATCATCTAAGGTTCGTGAAGGTGTTCTTGAGTGGTGGGATCAAGCAATGCAAACTAGATTGAATGACCCAAAGACTGGTGCATTTATAATAATTATGCAGAGAGTGCATGAGAACGACCTAACAGGTCATATATTAGGGAATGAATACAATGCTTGGGATCATTTATGTTTACCTGCAAGATATGAAATCGGACATCCAACACCAACGAGAACTTCTCTTGGCTTTAGCGATCCTAGAACGAAAGAAGGAGAGTTGTTGTGGGAGAAGAGGATTGATGATAAAACTCTTGCGAATTTGGAAAAGAGTTTGGGTTCATACGCAAGTGCAGGTCAATTGCAACAGAGACCAATGCCCAAAGGTGGTGGAATATTAAAAGCTGAGTGGTGGGTTCCCTGGGAAAGCGATGAACTTCCAGAGATAGAATACTTAGTGCAAAGTTATGATACTGCATTTTCCACAAAGGAAACTAGTAGTTATAGTGCTAGGACAACGTGGGGAATATTTAGACAGAATGGTCAAGTGAACGCCATAGTGGTTGAGATGTGGTACGATAGAGTAACATATCCTGAATTAAGAAAGTTAGCACAAGAGGCTTATGATGAATGGCAACCAGATACAGTTCTTATAGAGAAGAAGGCAAGTGGACAATCTTTACTACAAGATTTAAGAATGGGTGGGATACCAGTATTAGCTTATTCACCAGATAGAGATAAAGTAGCTAGAGCACATAGTAGTTCTGCACTATTAGAAGATGGTAGGATTTTTTATCCAAAGGGAAAGAAATGGGCAAAAAATTTAATTGATATATGTTCTGCCTTTCCAACTGGCGATAATGATGATATAGTTGACACTTGTACTCAAGCGTGGCTAAGATTGAGAAAAGGTTGGTTTATT